CACGACAACCTGCTCGCCATCGCGCCGACGTTCCGCGTCGGTGGTCAGGCCATGCCCGCGCCGAAGCTCGACGTGATGCACGCCGACGCTGCCGTCATCATCGCCCGCCTGCGCACGCACGACGCAGCCCGCAAGGTCACGGTCGACTGCTGGGTGACGGTTGGCAGCGCGCACCCGACGATGGAGTTCACCGCGCAGGCCGTCTACGGCACGACCGCGAACGACGGCCAAGCGCAGGCTCTCGACCTGCCCGCCGTCACCATGCACACGGCAGCGGAGATCCACGTCGACTTCGCGCGCAGGAACAACCACGCCGCGCCGACCTTTGCCGGCGGACAGTGGACCGCGACCGTTGCCAATGCCGGCCGCTGGCACCGCGCCGTCCGCTACGAGCTGCGTGGTGCGCTGCTCACGCTGCCGGACGCAGCCCGCAAGATGGGCCGACCGATGCAGGGTCTCTACGTCGGATGGGACGGCGCATGGCTGGGACTCGGCAAGATCCCGATGCGCACGGGCGAGCTCGCTGGCGTCCGTCAGCAGCAGCGCGCTGCCTACATCAACCAGCCTGCCGGCCTCTACACCGACGCCCGGCCTCGCTGCCAACCGCGCGAGAGCGGCACGACCGGCGAGCAGCCTGACTTCGGCGTGGCGTCTGACCTGGCCGTCGTGACCATGGAGCCGTGGGAAATCCACGACGCGCTGTGGCAGTGCCAGTCCTACGTGCAGCGACCGACCAGCAACCGCGAGCCCGACGGCACGACGATGCGGGCCGACCTGCACCCGAACGCCGAGCTGCACAACCAGCGGCCCGACCTGAGCTACGGCCAGGCCGACCGCCTTGGCTGGCCGGGCATCAACCAGATCGGCTGGATCCCGTCGCCTGCCACCACGCTGTGGACCACGAGCGACGACCAGCACCGCAGCGACAACCTGCTGCACGCCACCTACCTGCTGACGCGCGACCCGGCTCTGTCGCAGCTCATCGGCGACCACGTCGAACTCGACAAGCTGGACATCTACGTGAAGCGGAACTGGGTCCCCGCTCCTCGCGCCGTCGGCCGCATGGCACTCACCCGCGCCAACCAGATCGCGCTCGGCTGGAGCGTCCAGGACCTCGCACTTCGCCAGGCACGCGAGGCTCTGCGCCAGACGCCGTATGGCACGCTGCCGGCAACCGCTCCAGTCCGCACGCTCGGCGGTCGTGACCAAGCGAAGTATGGCTGGGTCGACGCGAACGGGCAGGCCGTCATCGGCTGGCAGGGATGGCAGGAAGCCATCGCCGTCATCGGCATGCTCGCTCTGGCGCGCATCACCGGCGCGACGGACATCGACGAGGCCGCGAAGACCATTGCCAAGTCGGTCACCTACAACTGCTGGCAGGTCGGCCTCGACGGTCTGCGCCACGCCTACGCCATCGCCTGGAACGGCGGCGAGTCGTTCGCGCCAGGCGCGTGGCCGCAAAGCTACAACCAGCACGGCGAAGGCTGGACGAGCTTCGTCTACGTGTCCGGTGCGTGCAGCACGTGGACCATCGCCGCAGTGGACGCCATCGCTGCCGAAGACATCAACGCCCGCGCCATCGCCTCGATGATGCGACCGCCGCAGACGATCACCGAAGCACGGTGGAGGGCACTGTGACCGACGGCCTGGACCTGCTGGAGGAGTGGCTGGAGCTCATCCAGCCCATCGACAACACCGAAGATGCCGTCCGCCACCGCGACTTCGCCGACGAGGTCCGCGAGCGGATGAAAGCTGGACGCCGCACCTACGGGGACAAGAGCTTCGGCCTTCCGTTCCAAATGCTGATGGCTGAGTCGCAGCAGGAGGCCGTGGACCTTGCAGGCTGGCCCTACATGGCATGGCGGCAACTGCGGCAACGCCTCGACGCGCTGCCCAAGAGCGACGCGCTGCGGTGGCCCATTATCCAGGCCATGGAAGCACTGGAGAACATTGGCTGGCACGCGTCCCTGAACTGGGTGCGCATGTGCCAGCTCGTCGATGAGGTCGCAGAGATCGACCGCATGAACAACGACTACGAACAGGACGGAAGCTAATGAGCGACGGCAAAGTCGGACGCCCGCGCGTCATCACCGACGAAGTGCAGGAGGCCATCCTCCGCACGATCCGCCTCGGCCTGCATCCCGACCGCGCCGCCATGGCGCACGGCATTTCCTCGGCCACGATGCGCAGCTTCAAGCGGCGGCATCCCGAGTTCGCAAAGCTGATGAAGGAAGCCGAGGCCGCAGCGGAGGAGAACTACCTGTCGCGGCTCATGCTGCACACCGACAAGCAGTGGACCGCGTGCGCGTGGATCCTCGAACGCCGCTTCCCCGAACGCTGGGCCAAGCGCGACCAGATCGAGGTCAGCACTAAGGGCGAGGCGCAGCAACTGCTCGACAACCTGCAGGCGATGAAGGAACGCACGCAGGGCGATGCTCCCTGACCGCTGGACACCGCTGCGCCACCACCCGGAGCAGCACCGGCTAGCGAACTCGACCGCCCGGTGGCGTGTCGTGGCTGCTGGCCGTCGGTCGGGCAAGACCGAGATGGCGAAGCGGAAGCTCGTCATGGCCGCGCTCGATCCGCCCAAGGTCAGCACGCCGACCTACATCGCAGCTGCTCCTACAAGAGACCAAGCGAAGCGCATCTGGTGGGACGACCTCAAGGCGCTGTCCCCCAAGCAGTGGATCCGCGACGTGTCGGAAAGTGAACTCACGGTTCACTACCGCACGGGCTCGCGCCTGATGGTGGTCGGCCTCGACCGCCCGCACCGCCTCGAAGGCATCGCCATCGACGGGGCCGTCATCGACGAGATCGACGAGTGCAAGCCGAACGTCTGGACCTCGTCGCTGCGTCCGGCGCTGTCGACTGCCGGCCGGCCTGGCTGGTGCTGGTTCATCGGCCGGCCGAAGGGCCGTCGCCTGCTATACGACCTGTTCCAGCAGGGCGGCAAGGTGGACGGCTGGGAGTCCTTCAGCTGGACCTCTGGCGACATCATCGGCCACGAGGAAGTGGAGGCCGCACGCCGTGACCTCGACCCGCGCTCGTTCGCGCAGGAATACGAGGCCGCATTCCTCAACCCGACCGGGCTCGTCTACTACGCCTTCGCGCGCGAGAAGCACATCGAGCCTGTCACCTACCAGCCGACGCTTCCGCTCGTCTTCTGCTTCGACTTCAACGTGGCACCAGGCTCGGCGGTCGTGGTGCAGGAACAGGGTGACCGCACCTGCGTCATCGGCGAAGTCCACATCCCCGACGACAGCCGCACCGACCTAGTGTGCGAGCGGCTGCGGACCATGTATCACGGCCACACCGGCGACGTAGCGATCTACGGCGACCCAAGCGGTAACCAGCGCCGGACGAGTGCGCAGAGCAACGACTGGGACATCGTGCGCATGGAACTGCGGAAGGGGTTCCAGCGCATCCTCGACCGCGTGACGCGATCCGCGCCGCCCATCGTCGACTCGGTGAACTCGGTCAATGCTAGAATGCTCAACGCTGCCGGTGCTGTTCGCTTTGCGATCAACAGCACGGCCGCACCGCAGACTCTGCGCGACCTGGAATCGGTCGCCTGGAACGAGGACAAAGACCACCGAGACATCGACAAGGCGGACGCCAAGCGCACGCACTGGTCCGATGCTCTCCGCTACTACATTCACGAACGCCACCCCATCGGTGGCAGCATGATGAGGATCACCTGATGGACGGGAGCACGATTGGGCAATGGCACACCTGGCGCAAGTCGATGGAAGTCGACCGCATCATCACGCGCGCGCTCCGTGGAGGCACCACGGCGATGCGTGCGATGGGCACCGTCCTGACGCCGATGGATCACCGCGAACGGCGCAAGGCATCCGAGTATCAGGCTCGCCTGCTGCGCACGTTCCTGTTCCCCGCCTACGACGACGCCATCGGCGGCATCGTCGACAAGCCGTTCCAGCGCGCCATCGCGCTAAAGGACGCGGACAAGCTGCCCGAGAACCTGCAGTATCTGGAAGAGGACTGCGACCGCGCCGACACCAACCTCACGCAGCTCGGCCGGATGCTCATGGACTCGCTGGCCGACACCGGTTTGGCAATGATCCTGGTCGACAAGCCAGGCGCGATGATGGTCGACTCGGTGGACGCCGAAGGCAATCCGGCGACGGTCCGCCCGATGACGCTGGCCGAGGAAGAGGAGAACGACGTTCGCCCTTACTTCTGCTTCATCCACCCGGACAGCGTCATCAACTGGGCGTGGCGGCGTGACGCGAGCGGCAAGAACATCCTGGCCGCGATTGCGTTCTACGACGAGGACATCCGCGTCGACGCTGGCTCGCTCACCGAGCAGATCATCCAGCGCGTCCGCGTCTGGACGGAGACCGAGTGGCAGGTTTGGGAACGTCTCGCGCCGTCGCGGTCGGCGCAGCCTTCTTCGAGCATCGAGTCGCAAGGCGACCTGTTGCTGACGAGCAAGCAGGCCGCGAACCAGACGCAGGGCAACGAGCGCGACCCCTACCAGATGACGCAGCAGGGCTTGAACCCGCTGGGCAAGGTGCCGGTGGCGTTCCGCAACGTCAGCAAGCGCAGCAGCGACCCGCTCTACGCTCGCCCGCCGTTGATCGACCTCGCGTGGAAGAACGTCGACGACTGGATGGTCACATCATCGCTTTCGTCGAACCTGCACTGGCACAGCTACCCGGCGCTGAGCATCAGCGGCGCGTCGGCTGACCTGGCAGACGGCACGCAGGAGATCGTCTACGGCGCAGGCGCGACCATCATCAGCCGCGATCCGCAGATGCAGGTGGGATTCGTCGAGACGAGCGGCGCAGCGGCCGACAAGTTGATGAAACGCCTGAGCGACATCCGCATCGAAGAGCAGAGCCTGGGCCTCGCGCCGCTCTTGGAACAGGTCACCGCAGGATCGACGGCGACCGCCGTGGACGCAGCCGGAGCTCGTGCGCAGAGCCGCGTGCAGTCGTGGACCGAGCAGCTGGAGTGGCTGCTCTACGAGGCCTACGAGCTGGCGATGGAGTGGGAGACCGGCGAGGACGAGCTGCCGGAGAGCTTCGACATCGACATCTTCCGCGACTTCGGCATCCCGACTCGCGCGCAGACCGACCTTGCCATCCTGACGCAGGCACGCCAGGCGAAGGAGATCACGCAGAAGACCTACCTGCGCGAGCTGCAGAAGCGCGGCACGCTGGGCGAAGAGGTGGACATCGAGGCCGAGGTCGCGGAGACCGGAGCCGAGGGGCCGGACCTATCGGCGCTGCTGCGAGTGCAACCGCAGCCAGTCGAGCAGCCTGACGTTGAGGACGAGCCCGCGACGCAGGAAGAACCCGAGGAGCCCGAGGAGGAGCCAGAGGCATGACCGGCGACAGGTGCACCATCTGCGGGGCCGTGCTGGTGCACGGTCACTGCGGCTGCCAGGTCAAGACGGAGTGAGGCCATGCGCTGCGCGATGTGCGACAAGGAACTCTCGGGGTCCGACGTATGGGCTGGCCTCAACCGTGTCGCCGTCGGCGTGGGTGGCCGCGTCCGCCTTCTGGAGTTCGAAGGCCGGAGTGCTGGCTATCACTGGGACATGAAGTCGGGCAAGGCGAGCGGCTCGCCGCTTTGCTGGCCGCACTGCTACATGACATTCATCGAAGGGATGCAGATCGAACTGCAGCACGACATGAGGACCGAGCATGGCCGAACCGATTGACCCGAAGAAGACCACCAACGGCAAGCTGCAGTCCCGTGCGATCAAGCACGCCATCTTCCTTGAGCGCTACAAGGCGAGCATCGAGGAAGAGGTGGTCGGCTTCCTGAACGAAGAGGTCTACCCCGACCTGCTCGCCAAGCTTCAGGCACGGCTCGAACGCATCGCCAGCCGTGGCATCGACTCGGGCTTCCACACGACCAAGCGCTACCTGCAGATGATCGCCGACCTGGGAAGCACGCTGAAGGACGGAGGCACCGAGATCCGCAAGCGTCTCGCCGAGCTCATGCGCGAGCTGGCGAAGATCGAGGCGCGCTGGCAGGAGACGGTGCTGACTGAGTCGGTGCCGAAGGAGGCACACGTCTACGTGCTGCCCGACGAGGCCGTGAACCTGCGCATCGTGCAGCAGGTCGTGACGCAGCCGATCCAGGGCAAGGTCATGGCCGAGTGGTGGGACGAGCTCGCGGCCGACACGCAGAAGCGCATGACCACGCAGATCGGCATCGGCCTGAGCCAGGGCGAGACCGCCGACCAGATCGTCCGCCGAGTCCGTGGCACGCAGGGCAGCGGATACCGCGACGGCGTGCTGCACGCGAGCAGGCAGCAGGCGGCCGCCATCGTCCGCACCGTGTCCGGCCACGTCACCACGCAGGCGCGAGAGGCGACCTACGAGGAGATGGAGGACGTGCTGGAAGGTGTGCAGTGGGTAGCCACGCTCGACACCAAGACCTGCCAGGTGTGCGGACCGCTCGACGGCAAGGTCTACCCGGTCAAGGAAGGCCCGCGTCCGCCGGCGCACTGGAACTGCCGGTGCACCACGGCGCCTGTGACCAAGAGCCTGGAAGCGATCCTGGGCAAGAAGAAGGCGAAGGAGGCTGTGTCCGAGTCCACGCGCGCGAGCATGGACGGACAGGTCCCCGAGTCGACCACCTACTCCGAGTGGATCGAGGACCAGGACGCCGCGACCCAAGACGAGGTATTCGGCCCGGGGCGGGCTCGGCTGCTGCGGGCTGGCAAGATCGACCCGAAGGACCTGGTAACCCGCACCGGCAAGCTGCGTCGCCTTGAGGACTTGCAACGGTAGTGCAGAATCCGTTCAACTTCCGGTGCTGTGGGGCCGATAGATGCGGTCCCATGATGCTCCGCACGATGCTCCTCACGTTCGCTCTGTTCATGTCCGGCCTGTCCGCGCAGGTCAAGCTGCGCGAGGTCGACGCCGCCCGGCGCGAGCTCCGGCCGTGGCTCGACGCCATCGCCCAGGTCGAGAGCGGCGGCCGTGACGATGCCGTCGGCGACGCCGGCAAGGCCATCGGCCGCTACCAGATCTGGCGCGTCTACTGGCAGGACGCCATCGAGCACTGCCCGACGTTGCGCGACGCCCGCTACGAGGACGTGACCGAGCGCGTCTACGCCGAGCGCGTCCTGGTGGCCTACATGCTCCGCTACTGCGCTCAAGCGGTGAAGGACAAGGACTACCAGCGCCTGAGCCGAGTGCACAACGGCGGCCCGCGTGGGCACCGCAAAGAAGCCACCCTGGGCTACTGGTCCCGCGTGTCGCGGGCACTTGCAGCCCTTACACACAAGAAGTAGGATCTACACCAGATGGCTTTCCGCATCGTTGCCGACAAGTCCGATGAACTCCCCGAAGGGCTGCGCGCCCATGCTAAGCAGGAGGGCGACCGTTGGGTCGTTGGCTCGCTGCCGGAAGGATGGGGGATCGAGGACGTGTCTGGACTCAAGCAAACGCTGAGTGCCGAGCGCACGCAGCGGAAGGCCGCCGAGAAGTCCCTCGCTGCTTACGAGGGAATCGAGGACGCTGGCGCAGCTCGTCAAGCTCTGGAAGCGATGAAGGCGGGAAGCCTGAAGTCGACCAAGGAGATTGACGAGTTCCGCAAGCAACTCGAAGACAAAGTCGCTGCCGACCTGGCGAAGAAGGACCTCCTCGCATCCGGGCTGACCAAGCAGCTCCGCGAGATCATGGTCGACAAGGCCATCACCGAGGCCATCGCCAAGGAAGGCGGCAACCTGAAGCTGCTGCTCCCGGTCATCCGTGGAGCAGTGAAGGCCGAGACTACTGCCGACGGGACGTTGGCGGTGGCCGTGGTCGGCGAAGACGGAAAGGAGCTTGTCAGCAAGGCCGAGGGATCGGTCAAGCCGATGGGCATTTCCGAGTTCGTCTCTGTGCTGAAGTCGCAGGCCGAGTTCAAGGCCGCCTTCAGCGGTTCCGGCGTCGGGGGATCCGCCGCCAATCACGCTTCCGGGGGATCCGGACTGAGTGGTCAAGCATCGACCAAACTGTCCTCGATGGATCTTCTGCAGCGTGCAAACAGCCGACTTTAGTATCGGCCGCGCCTGCTCCTCGGGGACGATCTGTCTCTGAGGAGAAAGCATGGCTCTTACGATTCTCGAAGCGGCACGCATTGCCGCTAACAACGGCGAAGACAAGAAGGCGGGCGTCCTGATGACGTTCGCTGAAACGTCCCCGCTTCTCGCTGCGATGCCCATCGTCAGCATCGCTGGCAACAGCTACGCCTACGTTCGCGAATCGGTGCTTCCCGGCATCGCGTTCCGCGCGGTTAACGCTGGCTACACCGAGTCCGCTGGCGCGACGGCGCAAATCAGTGAGCCGCTCAAGCTCATCGGTGGCGACCTCGACGTCGACAAGTTCCTCGTCCAGACGAACGGCGGCCAAGTCCGCTCGATCCACGAGCGCATGAAGGCGACGTCGCTGGCCCAGCAGATCGGAATCAAGCTCATCAAGGGCGATGCGACCAGCAGCACGCTGGAGTTCAACGGCCTCGAAGCTCGCTACGGCGGCACGGGCACGACGGTCACGACCGGCGGCCAAGTCCTCTCGCAGGGCGGCGCGGCGCTGTCGATGAAGAAGCTCGATGAGATGATCGACCTGGTCGACACCGGCATCGGCCAGAAGGCCCTCGTCATGACGAAGGCCATGGCACGCAACATCCTTACGTTCCTGCGTGGCAGCTCGACGGCCGTTCAGATGACGGTCAACGAGTTCGGCCAGCGCGTCACGAACTACTACGGGATGCCGATCCTCATCGCCGACCAGAACGGCGACCAGGCTGGCATCGCTACTGGTGATGACGGCGCAGGCGAGGAGTCGGTCTACTGCGTGGCTCTTGGCCCGTCGGGTCTGCACATGATCCAGAGCGGCGGCGTCGAAGTCCGTGACCTCGGCGAAGTCCACACGGCTCCGGTCTACCGCACCCGCGTCGAGTGGTACTGCGGCCTGGTCGATGAGCACCCGCGCTGCGTGGCGCGTCTGGCGGACATCACCTCTGCTTCGACCGCTGTCGCCTGATCCCAGGAGGGTCAACACATGGGCTATGCCTCAAACTTCGACACCACCTACGACGCCGCCCTCGGCGTCCTGGTGATCGCTTCGCAGGCTGCGAACAACACGACGACCACGGCAATCCTCGACCTGTCGCCGGTTGCCACCGACTTCACGCTGCACGCCAGCGTTTATGGCGTTGGCACGGCGGCAACGGATTACACCGTGGTCACGATCATGGGCAGCACGACGGCGGACTTCTCGGCCGGTAACTACGTGCTGGGCCATTTCATCGTTGGTGACAGCGCGTTGATCGGAACGACGTTCGGTGCTGCGCCGTCGGCGGACCGTGGCACGGGCCACTACGCCGTTCGACTTCACAACGCTGTCCCGCAGGCGCTGGAGTCCAGCGACCCTATCGTCTGCCGCTACATCCGTCTGGTCAGCAAGACGGTTGGCGCGTCGAGCACGCTGAACGCCGTGTTCAACCCCTGCATCGGCCGCTGATGCAACTGCCGGGTCGGGGAAACTCGACCCGGCTTCACTCAAGGAGACCACATGGTGAACAAGATCAACGACGCGACCCAGGACGCGGCACAACTCATCGACATCTCGACGGCGGTGCTCGACGACAGCTTCGGCGTCACGGACATCTACGACCTCAAGCAAGCGGACCCGGCCCAGTTCAAGGTTCGCCTCGAATGGATCTGGACTGCTGCAGCGGCCGCGTATCAGGTCGTGACCATCGTTGGCTCCACTGATGCGGCTGGCACGGACAGCTACATTCTCGCGTCTCACTTCCTGGGCGACCCGGCAGAGATTGCGACTCGCACCGGTGTTACGCCTAGTGGCGACTACACGGGAGCAGGCTCTTACGTCTTCCACTGCAGCAACGTGGGAAGCTCCAACATCACGGCGCTTGCTGGCAACCAGCGCAAGACCGTTTGCCGATACATCAAGGTCGCGGTGCAGACGGTTGGCGTCGGAAGCGTCGTCTTCTTCGTTGCCCGAGTAGACCAAAACTAAGGAACCAACATGGGACTCATCGCATCACTCGACCGCACCCTGGACGCAGCATCTGTCTGGGATACGGCGGAAACTCTGGCTGCCAACGCTACGGCGAACAGCTCGGTCTACGACATCGGACCGGACCTTGCCCGACTCACTGGCGAGACGGACGGGGACTACCGCACGCGCCTTCAGGCATACATGAAAGGCCGGCAGAACGGCGAGCTGCTGCAGCTGCGCCTGAACGTCACGGCCTGCGAGGTTGCCACGGCCACCAGCATCGCGTTTGTCAGCGTGCAGGGGTCGAACACGGACGACTTCAGCGGCGATGTCTGGAACCTTGGCACGATTGTGCTCGGCCACCTGACGCAGACCGCTAGCACCGTTGGCGTGACCGCTACGGCGTCGCGCGGCATCGGTGCATACGTGCTGCCGTTCTACAGCGCGGCGATGGATTCCGGGACGATCCCGAACCAGCAGGTGCGCTACCTCCGCCTGCAGAGCAAGACTTCGGGTGCTTCGTCGTCGCTGACGTTCTCGGCTCGCATCGAGAAGCTCTGACCAGTCACCGTAGGACCGCGCGGGTAGTCGGTCGCTTTCCTGTGTGAGTGTGTGCCCGCTCGGCCCGGAACTGCCGGGCGGACTTTACCCAGTAGGAGCAACCCGTGGCTGTCCGCAAGTTCTTCCTGTGCATTGGTCAATCCAACGCGGCGTCGACGGCCACCATGGCGTCGTATCTGACGGCGCACCCGGAGTTGAGCCTACTGACGAGCCTGGACTTCGCTATCGGCTCATACCAGCAGACGGTCACGCTGCCTGGGACTTGGCCCGGATGGGCGAATGCGACAGCTCCTGGCTATACGGCGAGCACGAGCTTGTCGGGCATGGCGATTGAGCCGCTCAAGTTCCTGACGCCTTACAACCCGCTAGCGACTGGCTACGGGAACTACCCAGGCACGGCTCGCGTGGTCGCATCTGGTAGCACCACGACCAGCATCAAGACGAACGTGCGCTATGCGAGCAGCGCCGTGTCGATGACGATCACGCGCAAGCTGACCAACACGACGCACACGGTCACGGCAACCGCAACCTCGGGCTTCGAAGGCGTGCTGACGCTGTCCGGCGCGACGCCGTTTACGTCGACGCCTCTGGATGGGGAAGAGATCCAGATCCAGCTCAAGGCCACCTCTGCGGTCACCCCAGGCGGCACGACCGTCAACTTCCACCCAACGTGGGGATCGCAGTTCGGTCCTGCGTCGGCATGGCGAGCAAGCATGACCGGCCTGGAGCTTCGCTACCTTGGCCCGGCGCACTCGGGCATGATCGGTGACCGCAAGAAGATCACCAACGTCGCAGCCAACGGCACGACAATCACCTTCGAGAGCGCGTGGCCGAACGACCCGAACGCGAACGACCTGTTCGAGATCGTTCCGCCGAAGGTCGGTGGCCTCGATGTCCCGATTCACAAGTGGGCCTACTGGCTGCCGTGGAGCGCATGGGAAGGCGAGGCCAGCGGGTCGATCTTCCAGCCTGCGCCGAAGAAGAACCCCTATCCGCCTGGCTTCAACTACCCGCAGCACTACTCGACCCCGGGCTTCTTCTATCAGCCGTTCGACGGCCAATCGTGGCTCTATGCGACGCAGCCGTATGCGTCCACCAGCATCGGCTTCACCGCTCGCATCGCTCAATGGCTAGGCGAAGATGCCTACTGCGTGCAACTGGCACAAGGCGGAGCAGGGCTTGCGGTCACAGAACTGGACGCAGCCAACCACTACGGCAACGCCTGGCACGACCCGTCGATCCAGAACAACTGGGCACCTGCGCAGTCGGGCAGCCTTTACGAGCGTCTGCTTGACACACTCGACGCGGCGAAGACCGCAGCAACAGCTCAGGGCGACACTTTGCAGTGCGTCGGCGTGGTCTACCTGCAGGGAGAGCAGGACACGACATCGGTGCCGACTTACACGGCCTACTTCGAAGGGCTGAAGACGTTCAAGCGTCTTGTGCGCGAGGCTATCCAGTCGCGCAGCCTGTATTCCGGCACGGCTCCGACGATCCCGTGGGTCCATCCGTTCATCCAAGGAACCTGGACGGGAGCGCAGGCAGTCAACGACGCGATCCGCGACGCGGCCAACCTGGATAGCTACATGGCCACGTTCTCGACGGCGGGCTTCTCGCTGTCGGACACGGTGCACTACGACGGCCCAGGGCTGGCGCAGATCGAAGCGTCAGGCATGGACGGGCTGGTTGCTGCTAGCACCGGACAGGCTGGCTGGGTTGATGTAGTCACGACCGAGACTGGCACCGGGTCATCGACGGCAGACAGCTACGTCACGGAAGCCTTCTGCGATGACTACTTCAGCGCGCAGAACTTGGTGACGGCCTGGCTGAACGCGACTGACAAGAACAAGCAGGCAGCGATGCGCTATGCGACGAGCTGGGTGGACAACCACTACGGCCTGCAGTTCGTCGGCCTCAAGTCCTCGTCGACGCAGGCGCTGGAGTGGCCTCGCTCGTTCGCCTACGACCGCGACGGCTACCCGATCACCGGCATCCCAACGGCGCTGAAGAAGGCGACGGCCGAGGTCGCGCGCCGGTGGCTTGAGGACGCGACGCAGCTCGACCCCGACATCGCGGCCGGCAGCAACGTCACGCAGGACACCGTGACGGTCGGCCCGATCACGATCAGCAAGAGCTACGCAGGCGGCAAGGATGCCGAGAAGCGCGTCAAGGTGGTCGACCGCATGTTCCAGGTCGCCGGTCTTGTAGAATCTGGAGGCTGGGCCAAGCGATGACAGTCGACGTGACGCAGTTGCTGGCGGATGTCTACTCGGGCGTGTCCGAGGTCGGCCGCACCGTGTCGATCACGAGCTACGCCGACACCTACAACCCAGGCACCGGCAACACGACGCGCACGCCAACTACCTACACGCTGCTGGCGTCGCCGCCTTACAACCAGTCCCGTGGCGTCACCAACGATAGCCAGCCACGCGGCACGGCGCAGCTGGTCATCCCCGCGCAGGGCGTGACGTTCGCCATCCAGGTCGGCCAGAAGGTCACCATCGGCACCAAGGTCTACACCATCACGGTCGTGGGTCGCCTCGAAGTCGGCACCACGCTGATCGCCTACGAGCTCACGCTACAGGAAGGTGCGCCGTGACGAACGCCGACAACGCTCGCCAGTTCTCGCTCGACCTGTCGAACCTGCTGAAGGGCGCGACCGAGGACGCCGTGGTCAAGGCCACGCAGAAGATGGCGCTCGATGCTCTGCGCGGTGTCGTTCTCAAGTCGCCGGTCGGCTTCCCGCCTAGCTGGAAACGGCCTGCGCCCAAGGGCTACGTCGGTGGCCAGTTCCGCGGTGCCTGGCAGTTGTCGGT